GCAACTATGATCGTTCTGAGTTTGCCGCACCTGGTGCACTGGCAGATGACGAAGAGATGGAACGCATCTACGCACAGGCTCATCCTCTTGGTGAGTTTACTGATCCAGCTACCTTCAAGTCCTATGAGGAACTGAAGGCTCGTCTGGATACCGTTCTGGGTAATGATATGTCAATGACTACTCAGCAACGTGAGGACCTGTCTATGACAGCTGAGTCAGCGCCAATGAAGACTGTTGAAGCCGTCTCAGCGGCGCCACAACAAGACACAAGCGGTTCTGACGACGATGACGACACCATGTCGTACTTCTCTAAGCTGGCTAACGAAGACTAATTTCACAAACCCCCTAGCTTCGGTTAGGGGGTTTTTTAGTATCCGCCTCAACCAGACATTATTCTCATTCTCTCGTCATACACGCTTGCTGTTTGACTAGAACCATTAACAATAGTATTTGTAGATTGAGTATTAACAGATGCATCAGTTATAACATTGTTAAATACATTGGCTGCTTGTGCTTGAATAGTCCGATTCTGAGTAGCATTCAATTGATCTGCAGGAATAGAAACTTGGTTTGGAGCCACAGTACTAATTTCTACAGAAGCACCTAATATTGCACGAATCTTACCAATTTCAACAACCATTTCATCTAAACGCAAACTTGGGTCAAAAATAGATGGAATGTCTTTTCCCAAAAGCTTAGATTCACCAGTTGCTAGACTTTGAATCAGCGGTACTGCTTTTTGAATGTTTCTAGTTAGTCCTGTAAAGTCAGCATCTTTTACATTGAAATCAATAGCAGCAAACCTAGTTAAAGCATCAGACATCGATTGTAATCCATCAGATGCCTTTTCAATATCATCTGATGACTCAGCCAGCTTCATTACTTGACCAATAGCACTTTTATCACCGCCACTAAAAAAGTTTAAAATGTTTTTACCAGCAGTGACCAGACCTTCAAACAACCGAGCCCCAGAAAATAAAGCAAGTCCTGCGCTCATCGATGTCATTGCTTCCAAGAACTCAAGAGCTTGACCTTCATCTGCTAATTCGTTAATTGAAAGAAGCGTGACTACATTATCTTTAATTGTTTGAGCAAATCCATTTTCACCAAATAAATCCAAGGTTTGAGTCATTTGATTGGCACCCTGACCGACCGCAAAAGCTACTAAGCCAGCAGAAATTGCTGTCATTGCTCCGGTGAAAAGCGCTGTTTCACCCAACATATTGAGTGTGCCACCTAAAGCATCATCAATAGAGAGAAGCGTCAGTACATTTTGTTTTACAGACTCTGCCCAGTTTTGTCCAGTGAATAATTCTAAAGCACCCGACATTGCCCCAGCAGCTGCAGCCGCTCCTTCACCTACGGAAAAAGCAACTAATCCAGCTCCCAAAGCTCCTAATGCTACTGCTAATGCTCCGCTTTCAAATGCAGCCTGAACTTCACCGCCTTTAAAAGAGTCGCCGATCGATAAAAGTGTCAATACATTATTCTTGACAGACTCTGCCCAATTTTGTCCAGTAAACATTTCAACTGAATGTGAAATAGCTTGGGAACTAGCTGCTAGTCCTTCACCTACAGCAAACGCGGCGAGGCCTATTCCAAGGCCTCCTAGAGCTAAAGCGAGCGGACCGCTTTCAGCTAACACTTGTAATTCACCTAAACGAAACTCATCGCCAATAGAAAGTAGAGTCAATACATTTTGTTTTACTGTTTCAGCCCAATTGCTTTTAGTGAATAGTTCTACACCTTCGGCCATTCCAGAAGAAACAGAAGCTAGTGCAGAACCTGCGGAGAATGCAATTAATCCTGCACCTAAAGCACCAAGTGTAATTCCTACAGCTGCAACATCTCCTACACCATCAACGTCATCCTTAATAGCAAGGATCTCATTGACATTGGCACGAACTTTTTTACCATCTAAATTATTAATAGACAATAAAAGAGCTGCTAAACCGGCTAAACCAATACCACCTCCAGCAAGTAAAGCTCCACCACCGATTCCAGCACCACCGAGTAGTACACCTAAACCGGCACCTAAACCGCCAGCGCCTGCACCAATACCGCCCAAACCTCCTAAAAGACCTCCGAGTCCACCCAGAAGTCCGCCTGCCCCAGCACCAGCACCGGCCAACAGTCCACCTGCTCCAGGTGCACCTTGGCGTGCAGCTCTATTGGCTTCTCGTGTAGCTTCCAGTTTATCTAAACTATCACCCCTGATCGTGTCGATAAGCGTGGTAAAGTTAGATTGAAAAGAACCAACGATACTTTCAGTCGAAGCTTCAGTAGCTGCAACTGTATTATCTGAGTTGGTTTGTAACTGGACAATGACGTCTTCTAAGGTGGTCATTCGCTATCTTCTTTGTTGTTGTTGCTTTTGTCTATCTAATTCTTGTTCTAGATGGTCGTTTAACAACATGATATAGATGTCTCTTTCCCAAGGTACCATATTTTCAATTTCGCCTAAAGAGTATTTATGATGTTGCATCAGGTGGAAATTGGTTTTAAAATAATTAATCATATCATTATGGGAGAGACTTATTGAAAAAAATCAGTAGTTCCTCTCATTACGACTTCATTATTATGACCGCAGCTTCCGCATTTCCATTTAACTGCATGTTCTAGGTTTGGAACTGAAACAATAAACTCTTTTAGTTTGTTGAACTGAGCGGACGTAAACTGTTCAATGAATTCCACCAGTTGATCATATGTGTAATCTTCAGCCGAGATCTTTTCCTCATCGTTTACCATGATATAGTCGATACAGGAGATGATTGCACTGAATATAGTCGAAAGCGCTTTTTCATTCTCAGATCCTGAGACTTCACCTGAGGTACTGTTCATCAGATCCACATATGACGGATATTTCATCTGAATCTTAATCGTATCAGTGATCTCGATTAGGGTCTTTAGCTTTTTGTTTACAACAGGAGGTTTGATCTTATCAAACTCCAGGGTGTGCTGCTGAGTATGTTGACATTCCTGACATGAAACGTTTAACTCAACAGATTCACCGACAGACTTAGAACGAATCTGTAAGAACATATATTCAATATCAAAGGTCGTCAGCTTTCTGACACTACCTTCATAGTCAATCAGACAACTTTCCACCGTAGATGCAATAGTATCTAAGACAAGTCTGGCGTCATTTGACTCAAGTGCCAACATCATTGTCTTTTCTTCCTTCACAAGATACGGTCTGAATTTGACTTCTTTCATCTGTGAAGGAATTACCATGGTATATTGCATGGTATCATTAAGTTTTGGTAACATAATTTACTCCAAAATAATATTAATTAAATGCTTCAACTACTCTTTCACCCAAGGTTCTAAGAATCTGTGGTGTGTTTTTGCCGCCAATAATCTGATTGACGTTTTCCGGTTCCCAGTAGGTGTATGCTATATCTACGGTCAATTCAGTGATAACGTTACTATTTGCGTCTGCCAGCTGAATGGCATTAACGGTTCTGGGGAAAGCATCCCTCAGTTTTACCTTATAGACTGTGCTATCATCTTCTTGACTGAGCTGGGAGATTGTCACGTCTCTGGCGTATTCTTTTTTATATCCCATCTCAAAGTTATTGGGATTTAGAATTCTGGTTTGCCATTCCCAAAAATATCTGTATGCAGTATAGTCTTGATCAAGTCTAAAGACCATTTGTACTTCATCATTGACAAATCCGTATGGCATCGCCTGTGTAACCATGCCGATACTTCTGTCTGTTGTTGTCATCTGTCTACCGGGCATGTTGACGGACGTACAGAACAAAGAAGTTCTTCTAGACTCATCCAGATCAATCCTAGGTCCAAACGAAAGGCCTGGTATAGTACCAAGGTCTTGAGGAGGAACTGCAGTTCTCTCAATGCCAACTCTTTGTAGTGCAGCATCAATCAAAAACTCAGGAACTACATCTGCAACGGTGTCGATTACTCCACCCAGATCGAACGAAATGTTTTGTTCACCTGTAATAAAGTCAATGATACTACTAGTTGTAATTTTAGGAATGCTGTTTAAAGGTGGCAGTTGTACTTCAAACCGGTTTGCTTTGGCAAAACCTCTAGCAATGTTTGATTTTAATGTTTCAATACTCGCCATTAAGCTACCATCTTTCTTCTAGAATCTCTGTACACTGTTCTGCTCGAAGCTTTCTCAAAGTCAGCAGTCGGTAAGAATGTTGCAATCTCCCACTCAGGAGCATCAACACGGGCAAGTCTGGATCTAATATTAGAAGTCAAATATCTCTTGAAACAAGGTTTAAACGCTCTAAGCTTAGATGCTCTGTTCAACATGTCGTATGATACTCTAAATCTTGTAGTCTCATCATATCGTTTATTATTTATAGTGTCAAGCAGCGAATCTAAGAATCTTGCTCTAATATCTAATGGCAAATAGTGCAGGTTTAAACCATAGAATCCTTTTGGAGCAGGTCCTACCATAATAGTTAATGGAAACCTGTCGTAATAAGGCAATGTGTCTTTAGTCTTTGGATCATAGAAATACATAAACATGCCGCCAATAGCAGGTCTATTAGCCAAAGTCAGTGACGGATCTTTGAGAAGTCCTGATCGACTTGGTTTTAATTGGGATGCTTTTCTACGAAACCATGCCATGGATTGGCGTGATCGTGGTGTAATACCGGCACGAAACGCTTCCAGTTCTAACTTATCGAATAAGCTTGCCATTTATACCTTCATTCCCATTTGTCTTAATGTATCCTCTGTCCAGATTTGAAACTCCCAGCCTCGGTCCAGACAGTATTCTTGGGCTGCTTTCCACTTGCATTGATTACGAACATACTCTAATGACTCGGTAATATACCGTTTTGTTTTTCTTTTACCAGCCGGAGGCTTGGTTTGTTTCTTTGGTTTGATCTCAACCAGGATAGTTCTATTATCCGAAGTCTTGATCTTCAAGTCCACAAAGTATCTATGTGCTTTGTTGTCAACCGCACTGATGTACGGGATAACAGTTTCTTCAGAGCACCATGATTTGATTTGACTCTGATTCTCGCACCACATAAATGCAAACTTTTCCCAATATGATCGATAAATAACCTGAGTATGATCTCCTGAATACTTCTCTGGTTTTTTTATCTTGTATCTACCTTTGTAAGTTTTCATGAAAGCCATATAAATAATTTAAACCAATATGTATTTATTCAGGAACAGTACATGCCTCAAGCTACAATAAGGTCATCTTCCAGAAATAAGCGCAATATATACCGCTATCCATATGAAGATAATAATGGATTGGCGTCTGAAAAATATCCAGGAAAAATAACATTTACTGCACTTGAAAGAACAATTGATACTCCGCCTTCACCGGCCTCGACGGGGCCAGATGTTTTTGGTGATATTGAAGATATTTCACAAGAAATTAAAAAAATTACTCCAAAAGTACGTAGACTCGCAACAGTAGAATTGGCTTTACCTCCTGGACTTAATTTTGCTGATGAGATGCAGTATGAAAATGCCGAACTAAATGCTGCCAATTTTGCAGTTAAAAAAGGCGCACAAGCGTTTACACAAGTTAACGGTAGTATAGGTCAAAAATTACAAACAGTTTTACGGGCCGGCAGCGGAGCTGTTTCTGAAGAGTTTGGAGCTGGTCGTGCGGATGCCGGTGAATTGGCTGCTGGAACATTCGCTAAAGCATTAGGAACTGTAACTGGAACTAAATTTGGTGCAATGATCGGCACCGCTCAAGTTC